TATCCATGCAGCGTTAGGGTTTTGGTAGTTCCTAGCGCTGTCTACGCCTTCTTGTATGGACTTGTTATAGCCCATCATCATTTTGTGTTGTTCGGCTTTGTCAGCTTGCGATTGTGCCCACATCTTCATTACACCGCCTAAAGCGGTAGATCCCAGCATTGATATTGCTTCTACAGGCAATCCAAACATAACGCTACCTCACTGTTGTTTAGTTACATCACTACTAAATTCTTCGCCATTCTCAAACTTATACTGTTCTTTAACTTCGGCTATTAGCATATTAGTAAAGTGCGTCATAGCAGCTTCTAGTCGCTCTAGGTCAAACTTCTTACCCGCTACTTCACTTTGCAGTTCTTTTATATGCCTGACTAAATATTTCTGTTTATCTGATAAATCAGACTCAGTATAGTCTGTGCCGTCGATACTAATTACGTTTGCTTCTTCAGTCATTAGTCTGCCTCCGCTATAGTGTTTCCTGCTTCTACCCAAGCTAATACAGCTATGTAATCAGTGTTATTATTATCCATTGGAATCCAAAGTGTTTCGCTCTGATCTGTTGTAACTCTAACTTGACTGTTATCTGTACCGTTTGCTTTAAAATATTTTGCTGTTGTTATAACCATTTATAACTCCGCATTTGCTGTATATTGAAAGTTTGGTCTTATATCTGCCGTATTTTTTGACAGTTCAACCGTAAAATGGCTTTCACAACTATTTATATTAGCCGCACTCCAGCCTGTGCCTAAATTTGTGTAAGCCATTGTAGGTCCAGCTCTCATATACCCATTAAAATTAACTCGCTCACGCCACGCTCCAGCCGCACCAGCAATGCCAAACCCAGTAAGACCTGTATAAACATCTGTATATGATTTTTGAAAATACCTGCTACACGCCGTAAATTCTTGTGAAAATGATTTATGCTCAAAGTCTGTAGCTGTAGAGCCTTCCTCAAGCTGTACGCCAGTAAGATACCAAGTAGCGTTTAAAGTAGTTAAAAACGCAGTTGTCGCGCCTGTAGCTGAATTATAATCTGCCGCTGCCCACTCATCTGCTGTACCTGAATTTGTACTGCCAACACCTAAACCCCATACAATTTGCATACTTCTAGCTGTACTTGTAGCCCAAGTGCCTGTCGTGTCTCCAGCAATTGTTATGGACTTACGCTCCCAAGTATCTGCGCTTGAAATAGCATAAGTAAACGGATAAGACCTATTGTCAGCACCATTACCTAACGCACCGCCATGTGTTCCAGTAATGCTACTTCTAACATAAAACGAAAGCGTTACAGTTTTTGCGTCACTTCCTCCAAAAGCAAATCTTGCGGCATCATTACCTTCAAGCCTGTAAATAATTGCAGCCCTATCTCCAGATGCTATAGAACTGTCTACAACCGTATTTGTAGCTTTTAATGATTTATGAAACCCTGCTGGAGCTTCGCTGTCTTGAGCTACAGTTTGTGTGCCAGCATTAGATACGAAAGCAGTAAACCTGTCTGGTTTTGCTGCTGAATACCCTGATAGTGTTGTCGTACCGCCTTTCTGGTCTACCATCATCGCTCCGTTTTGTACGGCATTTCTATTGGCTATTTGACCAGTGTTGATACTTGTAACTGTAGATATGTCGCCTGTAACCGTGACACCAGTAGCAGTTGTAGCAAGTTTAGCTACGTTGTTGTGGTAAAGCGTAGCCGCTCCGTCTGCTACAAATGCAGCCATAGATTCATCACCAGCAGAATTAATATTTAACTGACTTGCTTTAAGTACTAATACGCCTGTACCAGCATCTTCTACATAAGAGTTAGATGCGTCGTGGTATATTTTTAAATCGCCACCATCACCAAATTGAAGTTGGTCACTATCAGAAAAACGTAACCCAGTATCCGCAACATGCGTTACTACAATTTCACTATCTGCGCCAAACTTCATAATCGCGCCATCGCTTAATAGTAAAAGGTCATCACCAATAACTGCGTCGCCAGCAACAGACAATCCACCGTCAGTTTGCAATGAACCATCGGTGGTTGAAGTTGCAGCGGTTGTGTCATCTGTTTTTAAAATACCGCCAGCCGTTAAAGCTCCAGTTGCAACTGCACCTGTCGTAGTAATAGTTGAACTGCCATTGTCAATCGCTCCGAATCCACTTGTGATGCTGCCCGCGTCCAAAGCCCCAGTGGTCACTATTGAGCTAGAACCTGCGGCGGCAGATGCCCCTATATCTGAAAGGACTTCTGCTGTACTTCTACTTTCTAATCCGTTTGCTGTAAAACGAGCGTACTCATCATCAGCTACACTTGCGCTATCTATTTTGACTGCGTTAGTGTTTGATATACCAAAGGTTAAAGAGGCTTGACCGCCTATATCTGATAAAACCTCACTTGCTGACCTGCCTTCTATAGAAGTGCCAGCAACTCGTAAAAAGTCATCGTCTGCCACGCCACTTGTAAATACGGGTACGTTGGTATTACTAATTCCTGTAGATAGCGTAGCCGTTGTCGTAATGGCACTCCCATTAAGCGTCATAGCGTCGGCTTCCAGCGTCCCGTCTATATCAGCGTCAGTGCCGACATATAGCTTTTTAGCAATACCAACACCACCGTCAACAATTAAAGCTCCTGACGTTGAACTTGATGAGTCAGTGGTTAAATTTAAATTAACAGCACCACTGGTATCAAGGGTAGTAAAAGTCCCTGCTGCTGCACTAGCCCCACCAATAATCACACCGTCAATCGTACCGCCATCTATATTGACAGACGACATACCTAAATCTTTAGTAAAATCAGCAACAGCAGCACCTGAGCCTGCACCATCACAATAAATAACAGCGGTATCTCCGTTTAAAACATTGACGTTAGCACCAGAGCCTTGAGTAAATGTAGCCGTTTGACCGCTACTATTAACCACAAAATACAACTTGTCTGCGTCGTTTGGTGCAACCGTAATAGTATTTGTGCCACTAGGAGAGCCACCAAGAACAAGCACCTTGTACATTCCGTCAGTCAAAGTCCCGTCTGTAGTGGTTAAAGTGGTGGTTGTGCCTGACAACGATAAAGCTAAAACACCATTGATAGAGCGATCAATGATGTCCATGTTAGTGTTGATCGTTGTCCCCCATTCCCCAGTTTGATCGCCCTGTGCTGGTTTCTCAATCCCTGAATTTGTTGTATACGAACTTGCCATAGCTTAGGACTCCAAAGCCTCTATTCTTTTTAACAGTCCTTCAATTATAGTTTGTTGTTCTTGGACTGATTTAATTAAAATTGGAACAAACTCGCTATGCTTAACGGCTAAACTTCCTGAGTCTTCAAAAATCATTTCTGGAAAAACTTCTTGAACTTCTTGAGCAATCCAACCTATTTGTTTTGTTTTCTCTCTTGACTCTTTCCAATTAAAATCTCTAATTTTAATTTTGCACAAATCTGTTAATTTGTCTGGAGAATTAACAATATTTTCTTTTAATTTTCTATCAGAAGTGCCACCCAAAGTTCCATTATTTGCTACGCTAAATCGAGTTGTCCCAGCTGAATCAACACACTGAAACATTAAATTACTGTCGCCGGGGCTTAAAGCACTATAACGAACTTTTAAACCGTTTGTGGCAGTAGAGTTATCTGACTTTTGGTTTTCAACCGTTGCTGTAAAAATTCCTGCGCCTGTTGTTGATGGGCTACTTATCACCATAGCTTGCGAAACTAAACTTCCCCCTGTTCCATCTGCATCAGAAGCAAGTCTGACATCAAAATCATCACTGCTAGGCGTTTTTAAATCTATAAACGCTTGATTACTAGTAGCAGAGCCAACTTCTATAGAACCGATCCCGCCAGTTGATGTAACAGTAAGGGCAGTGTTGCTTGAACCAGAAACATCTACTCCAGTTGAGCTTGTAGCAAGTTTAGCTGTACCGTTGTGGTAAAGCGTAACTGCGCCATCATCAACAAAAGTAGCCATTGTCTCTCCTGACCCGTCAATATTCAACGTGCCAGCTACCGTAATGTGCGCGTCTGTGCCATCCCAATGAGCCGTTAAATCTGAACCGTCACCAAACATGGCTTTAGCATTATCTGGAAACAAAATATCGTCTGTTCCTGTTGGAATACTAAAAACAGTAGCATCAGCATCGTTTTTAAACGTGACATCTGAGGTACTGCCTTGACCTGTAAGTATTAACCCTTCTGCGGAAGTGTATCCTATAGCTGCGTTATCGCCCGAACTTGTATCGCCATCAGGCTCAAATGTAGTTGCTGTCGCTACACCAACAATGTCTACGTTAGTTGTGCCAGTGGGTATAACCAATACGTCAGCATCCGCGTCATTCTTGATGGTTACATCGTTCGTGCTACCCTGACCCGTAAGAATTAACCCTTCGGCACTGGTATAACCCATCGCTGCGTTATCACTTGCGCTTGTGTCTCCGTCTGCGTTAATAGTAGAAGCGGTAACATCACCAACAATATCTACGTTAGTCGTGCCAGTGGGTATAGTCAGTACCGACCCATCAGCATCATTTTTTAAAGTAACGTCGGAAGTTGAACCTTGACCCGTGACAATAATGCCATCGGCAGAAGCATAACCAACCGATGCGGTGTCTCCAGAAGCTGTGTCACCAGCAACATTTAATGTGTTTGCAACGAACAAATCTCCTGATACGCTTAAATCAGCTAACAGGTCATAAACAATACCTGCCGAAGCACCACCGCCATCAGTAGCAATCATCTTTACTTGACCTGCGGAAACTGCAACATTAGCCCCGCTTGATCCTTGAGAAAAAGTAAGTGTATAACTGGTTGCGTTTTCTATTATCCAAACTTTGGACAAGGTGTTTGGTGCAAGGGTTACTGTACAAGCTTGACCGCCACCAGTGCATTTTAAATAAAGCGAGCGAGCTTCGTCGGTTGACCCATCGGCAACAGTAATAGTGTGTGTTGAAGCGTCTGCAATCGCCTCTGAGCCATAGCTAAAAGCTTCTGCTATTAGTTCTAGGTTAGTGTTAGTAACAGTACCCCAAGAACCTGATTTCTCTCCCGTTCCAATCTCTTCCAATCGAAGATCGTTTACATAGGTACTTGCCATGACTAATCAATCCTTATAATTGCGCTAGTTCCTGCTGCTGGAAACTCAATCGTAAACGTACCGCCACTAACACTGTAATCAGCACCAAAAGCCAGAACAGCAATTGCTTTGTTTGAATTGCTTGAGTTATAAATTAAAGCTCCGTTTGCAGTAAAAGTAGCCGAAGTCCATTGAGGATTGTCAGAGTCAAAATAAGCTGTAGTACCAGAAGTTGCAACTGTAGTATTAGCAAGAGTCACCCCTCCTGTAGCATACCCGTTTCCGTTTGCCACTTCGTTACTAGTGCTATAAGCAGTAGTTCCTGCGCCCAAACTTGCCGAGCTTGTAAACAAGGCAATCTTTATTGTGTCTGTGTCAAGTTGATGACCTTCTTGTAAAATTTCGGCTTTAAAAGAAGTTGCCATTGCTTGTGAAATTGCCATCTAAATTCCTCCGTCGTATTCTGCTGCGTAATCTCTTGCCATTTCTTGTTGAAACAACTGAATCGCTTCGTCAAATTGAGCTTTATATAAGTTTACAGTCTCTGGTGCTTTTAAGAAAGCCGAAGCCTCCAACAAACAAGCACTTAACAATACGTTTTCTGCGTTATTCCCAATCCAACTTGTCGTGTTTGAAGACGAAAGACCTGTTTCTGGGGCAATATAATCTGCTTTATACGCTAAGGTTGCGCTTGGCGTTGGTGCTAACATCACCACTGTCCCAGAGGTTGAGCTTGAATTTGTCGAATACATCTCAGGCGTTCCAGTTGTAGAAGCATTTGGATGATAATCACGAACATAACTATCAATGCGATGGTTAAGATATACGACATTGCTACTAGAATCTGTAATAGATAGCTGTCGAATCATCCTTGCCGTTGGAATAGTGTATTCGCTAGTGCCTACTACCAAAGTTCCAGAAGCACTGCCTCTAAAACAAGGAAGAGAAGGCAACCTTTGAAAAATCATCTCCTCGGCTTGAGAGATAATCTGGTCAATAGAATTAGAAAGCTCAGTGGAATCGTCTTCTAAAAAATTCTGTATATTAGAAACCAAAGTAGAATAGTTCATTTATGTATCACCGTAAGAGCCACCACCGTAAGAATCTTGACTCCAACCTCCTAAGTTAATCGCTTCCGTACCTATTGCACCTGTACCTGCTACCCCAGTTTCAGTAAGCGACATTCCAATGCCAAATTCGCCTATAGAAGCAACTGCACCTGTACCTGCTACTCCAACCGTGTCAGTTTCGCTTGCAGACAATACAAACTTGCCAATCCCACCTATCCCAGAAATACCAACATTTGGTTTCTCGTAGGCTTTGGCATTCATTGTTGTGCCAGTTAAATTA